CTGCTGCATATGCCATTTTACCAACCCGTGAGCGTGACTATCATTGGGTGAGTAGTGTACAATTATGCATCACTCACAGAATGGCCACGAAAAATGAAAAGGATTATTTTATTAATTTTAATTTCTATTTCAATGTATGGTTGTGGAGCATATGAACGCGGCAGGGCTGTTACATTAGAGCAAAAAAGAGATGTTCTTTTAAAAGAAAGCCCGAAATACCCTCCTGGTTATTTAACAAAAGATAAGGTTGATCTTTACACAATAAGAAATGAACTTGTTGCTAGTGGTGGCGAAACACAAGATTTTTTAAAAAAATTAGTTGATAATTGTTTTGATTCAAGCATGTATTTCTGCACATTTGAGCAATATTATGATGCTTATGATAATTTTAAGAAAACAAGAGAGAAAAACGAAAAAAGAAAGCAACAAGTGGCTGTAAGTAAAGGTGATCTTTTTTACTGTAAAGTGGATTTTCATTTACCAGATAGAATTATTGATAGTAGTAAAATTCGCGTTGGTGTAAAGGACAATGTTGATGTTGTTGGTTTTGTTTTTTCGAATGGATATCAGATTATTTCACCAGAGCTTAAGGACATTGATTCAGCATCTGGTGAAAGAAGTGGAATGTCTCCTGGTGGCTCATTAGTGGTCAATGCAAGTTATGATGGTAGTAGTTATTTGATAAGATTGTTTGATAACCATTTGGACACCGAACCAAGCAAAGATGCCATTCGTTATGTTCTGGATTTAGGATCCGCTGGTGGAATTGATATATTTGATTGCAAAAAGGCATGAATTTTATAAAAGCCCACTCAGGTGGGCTTTTTGCTATTTATATTTCCCCTTCAAAAACTCAACATGGTCTTTCAAGATGTTAATGTGTTCATTGAGGCTGTTTATGTTATTTTCCATGTGGGATATGGTTTCCTTTTGTGCCTCAATAATTTCATCCTTCATGCTCAGTAAGTATTGATAATGGTCTGAAGTCTCCTTCGTAAGTTTGCTTTCGCCTTCATCGGGTTTTGAAAATGAACTTTCGAGTATTTGAACGATTTCAGCGTTCGTAGAGCGTCCATTTTCCTTTGCTTGGGCTTGGATTTTTTCCTTTAAATCTTCAGGGATCCTCACCCCGAGTGGGGCTATCAAGCTGGCACCTTTCATGCTACATCCTCAAAATCAACAATCTACATAATGTAGTCGAAAAGTATTTGACATGATAGACACATGCTGTAATTATAAAACTACATAATGTATCTTTTAAGTAGGAGAATGGCATGCACAACGCAAGAAACATCCCACCAACAGGTATTCGATTTCCTGATTCATTGAAGGAAATTCTGAAGAAAGCAGCAAGAGAAGAGGGTCGCTCTGTAAACAGCGAGGTGATCAAACGTATAGAAAGAAGCTTGAAAGAAGATGGCTTTATCAAGGCATAGAAACGACGAAGCCCCAAAGGAGGCAACCTTCGAGGCTTCAATATCAACAAATCTAATTGGGAAATATTGACATGACAAGTATAGCAATTCTTGAGGCAGTTAACACCTCTTACGTACCGTTTAACGGGCAGAAAATCATTACCGCCATGGTGGCAGGTGTAGCATACGTAGCGATGAAACCAATCGTTGAAAATCTCGGCATGAGCTGGTCAACTCAGGTTCGTAAATTGACGGCCGATAAGGGTAAATTCAACTGTGTTCATATGAACATGGTTGCCACGGATAGCAAGTTGCGTGATGTTTTGTGCCTTCCACTGAAGAAACTCAACGGATGGCTGTTTAGCATTAACCCAGAAAAGGTTCGCGCCGACATCCGTGACAACTTGA